TGCATTCCCGGATTCAACGATAGCCAAAAGTGCGGACATCAATTCTGATTGTGCGTCCGTTGCTTTCGCTGATTCGATGACGGTCAGGTAGCTTGTTGCATTGCCCGAAAATAGATCTGAAGCAGAAGCTGATTCGATTATCGATACAGTGGCTCGCATTGATCCAGATTGCGAATCAGTAGTCAATGCCGATTCTGCAATGGAAGCCGAAGCCGACATGGTTTCTGATTGGGAATCTTGGGCAATCCCTGATTCCAAAACAGTAACAGCATCAATAGCATTTTCTGAAATGCTGTCTGAAGCATTCGATAACTCAGACAATGCGACAGGAGCCGACATGACTTGAGATTGCAAATCAGAAGCATTGACTGATTCTGCAATAGATCCAGTCGCAGTCATTGCCTCGGTTTGTAAATCAGCCAAAATGCCGAATTCTGAAATTGCTATGGATGCCGTTGATGATGCGCTTTGTGAATCACTGGCGGCTGCATTTTCGACAATTGATGGGCCTTGTGGAGCAATTGCAGACTGCAAATCAACAGCAGCCATCAACTCCGCAATAATTACGGGAATGAAAACAGGTGCCGCTGTAAATATCCACCCAGAATTCCCGCTTACGTTAGTCGAGTTTGCCCCTGCGTACCAAGTGGTTGTCGATGGCGTAGCGGCGCTGTCTTTAATACTGAGATAGTCGCAAGAAACTATGCCTGACCCAGACTTTACAAGATTGGCCGCTGTTCCCGCCGTTGATGAATTGATTGTGACGAGATTGCCAGCAGTTCCTGATAGGCTGAAATTGGTTAAGGTTTGAGTGTTTGATGAAGCAAACGTGACCGTAGTAGGCTGAACGCTGTTTGTGATGTTATTGAACGTGTTTGCCCCAGAAACCGTCAAGGCCCCTGCGCCACCTTGGTTGAGGTTGTAGTAAGTAAGACCGCCGCCGGAAAAAGTTTTTGCAGATGCGGAAGTCATTGAAACAGTCGATGTTCCGGCATTAAACGTCATACCCGTGGTTGTCAAATTCCATACGATACCTGATCCGGTTATTGTCCATGTGCCAGATCCAAGATTTAGAGATCGGGTAACACCACTGGATGATGTAAGCGAGGTACAAGTAACGTTATAGCTTGTAGCTATCAGAGTTCCGTAAGTAACCGTTAAAGCATTGGTTGAACTAAAAGCATCACCAAACTGCAACGTGGCTCCAATACCTGACATTGTAATAGGTTGAGTCCAAGTTACCCCCGCAGAAGTAATCGTCGCTGTTCCTGATCTGAGACCCCAAGTGATCGTTCCTGTACCAGTTAGTGTGATGGCTGATGAAAGCGTGATGGAGCCGAAGGCGTAAGGGGTGTTTGTTCCTGTTGCGAAAGTAAGCGAGTTGGTGCGGCCTGAAAAATCAATCGACGAAAGGTGAAAGTTATACCCCGAATTAAGAGTTACAGTTGTTCCTGCGGCTGGATTGTTATTTGTGAAAATCGCGGTGTCTTGAGGGAGAGGGAAATTAGCACTTGATGGGGTTCCAGTTGGTGTTGTGGCCCAAGAATTTGATCCCCAGTTACCGACAGTAGCGTTCCAATACCAAGTTTGCGGTGAGCTAAATGTGATTCCAGAGTTACCTCCCGCATTCCCTATTCGCGCTCCCGACCATGTAGCTGCCCCTGCGCCTGTAATGTCCATGAAAGAAACATTCGTCAGGCTCACCGCGTTGGCAGTAATTGTGACTGGGGTTCCGTAGGCAGAAGAAGATATCTGGTATGGCTTATACCCAAGACTGCCACTGTTTACCGTAAAGGTTCCATTGATTGTTTGATTCCCGGTAATCGTTAACGCAACAAATGTAGAAAGTGTATTTGGAAGAGTCAGGTTATTGAATGTATTTGCACCTATTATGGATACTGTATACATCGTAGTGGAGGTGAAACTGACGTTATAAAACGTGAACACACCACCATTAAAAGCAGGCGTTGCGTTGGTAGCAAGATTTATTTGTGATGTTCCCGCGTTGAACGTAAAGCCTGACGAATTAGTTCCAAAATTAATAGGGGCTGCGCCTGATAGCGTTACCGTAGAAGCATGCAGATTTAATGCTTTTGTTCCCGCGCCTAAAGCCAACCCTGATGCTGAGAGCGAATAGTTTCCCGTGGACGAAGTATCCAGCGTTCCATTGGTCAGCGTGATGGTTCCTGTTGTAGTCAACGCTGAACTTAATGTCCATGTGCCGCCTAACCCGTTGAAAGTCAAAGCGGAACTAAGCGTCATCGACCCGAAATTTAGAATTACTGAAGTCGTTGCGGCAAATGTAATCGCGCCTGTATAAGTCCTAGATGCAAACGAAGTAACCGTTACGCCGCCATAAATTGACCACGCCGCCGATCCAGCAAGCGTCATGTTGGCGTTGTTGACAACCAAATTGGCGCAAACCGCACCCGTGTCTACAGTTACTGTGAATGCCGTTGCACCGGAATAAGACCCGAAGTTAGCATTGTCCCCCGTACCGGGAGCCGTGGTGGAAACGTAGGAAGCCGATGAAGTTGACCAGTTTGTAGTCGAACTCCAGTTGCCCGTAGACGAGCCTGTTCCCCCGCTAGGCCACCAATACTTATCAGCCATCTACAGGAGCCTCGGAAGCCGCGTTGATTAAAGCAATCCAGTTATCGTACCGCTGTTGTTTCATGGCTTCGATGTCAGCATCGCTGAACGTATTGTCAGCAGGGAGATAAAGCGCGTCCCGATAGATCATGGGATCTTCGCCCATAGAGAAGTCGATCTTGATGAAGTCTTCCATAGCGTCCCCTTAACGCAAAACTGCCGAGAGTGAGCAAGCCCATCCCGGCAGATATTAACCCAATGATGAGCTATTTTATGCCGTTGCTACTGATTCCAGTTCTGATTGCTGGAAGTAGCGCTGCTGTTCGGTTCCGTCTTCCGCAGTGTAACCGACAAGCACTGTCACATTACCCGTTGATGAATCAAATCCAAAACCAACAACCGTTCCTTGAATCGGGGTTGGCAGGATCTGCTTGACCGCTTCGCCTTGAACAAAATCAACCATAACTGCCACCTTACATTGAGAGTGAGTAGGAAACCTGAACAACGTTTCCGCTGCTTACAGGCTGTGAACCACCAGTGAACGCGCCTGCTGATAACAGCGTACCCGCAGTGCTGCCGATTGTGGTGACAGCACCCGTGCCGAATACGATGAAAGCCCCCTGAAGTGTTCCCGCGCCGGTCATGGTAAAGCTAACCGCTGAACTTGTGGAAATCGTTCCAGAAGCTGCCGTACCGAAGCTGGGGGCAATACGCGCCGAGAAGGTCGGGGCATTTGATGATCCCGCTTCAGTCCAGAGGCCGTGTGAAGCCATCGTGTCATTGATTCGAGTCGCTGATGACGTAGTGACGTTGCCGCCCGTGATCGTCATGGTCAAGCCAGAAACGATGGTGAAGTTCAGCGTGGTTCCGGTTGTTCCGCTTGTTGCCAAGAACGTGCCATTCAGGGCCGCAAAAGAACCAGTGCCGGCAGCAGAGGCAATCGTGAAAGAATCGCCCGGGAGGAGGCCGTGAGAGGCCGCAGTGGTCAAAGAGACTGCGCCGGTTCCCGTGGTGTAAGTGCCGCTGGAAATGGTCGTAGAGAGCGGGCTCCAGCCGACTGACGAGATGAGGCCCATGTAAGGACCGACAACCGTATAACCTGAACCCGTCAGGCCCGTCTGAAGCAGCAAGTTCTTGCCGACATAAGTGACCACGTTAGGGGCATATTCATCTTCCCAAAGAAGGGGGCCACCTTCATATTCAAAGCATTTCAGTTTATAAACACCGCGAGCGCCGGCAGATTCGCCAAGGCCCGTATTTGCGCAAATTGAAGCAACCGAAGTTGCCAGCGCATTTAGGTTTTCGCTAGATTTCATGTCATTCCTCAAGATCAAAATTGATGACTGGCTTACAAATGCACCGGCAATAAGGCAAATCTCCGGGCAATCCTCGAACTTCCTCGCCGTACATTACTCCAATAACGGGAGGATCGGCAAACGAGTATTCATTCCCTGACATTTCAATATGATCCTGCCGAGGTTCCTTGCTGCCCCCCGTATGGATCCAGATGAACTTTTTAACGCCCAAAGTCTTCAGTCGCGTGGTGTTGATCGATTGATAGGCTTTCCGTGTTTGATCCAGCGCCACATTGCGAGCATGACGGATATTGCCTTGGTATTTCTTGGTCAGGAACGGAACAAGATCCTCCATCCCCTTTCCCGTAGTAATGCTTCGCATGACTTGACCTTGCACTTCAGCAAGGTATTTTTGCGGTATCAGTTTGATTAGATTTG